TGACAACCTCGCTTATAAGATGTACGAATACATTAAATCTTTCCCGTCCAAACTGAATCTAGACTTGGATTTGGATAATGCGTTCAGCCACCTGTTTAAAAAGGAGAAGTTATGAAATCGCAGAAAAATATCTTAAAATCCATTGAAGGTCTGTCCGATATAGAACTATTTGTTATTGATCTCTTTTGTGGCGCCGGCGGTTTGTCCGAAGGTGTGGAAGAAGCACGATTGGATGGAAATAGATGTGGAAAGGTTGTTTGCTGTGTGAACCATGACAAGAATGCCATCCTTTCACATGATGCCAATATCCCTGATGCACTTCACTTTATTGAGGATATCCGTACACTGGAACTTTCCCCGATAAGCACTATTGTAGAACGTATCCGTCAGCTATACCCTGATGCCATGATAATGCTTCATGCTTCTTTGGAGTGTACCAACTTCTCGAAAGCCAAAGGCGGTCAGCCGAGAGATGCCGACAGCCGAACGTTGGCAGAACATCTCTTCCGTTATATTGATGTTATAGACCCTGACTACATTCAGATTGAAAATGTAGAAGAGTTTATGTCATGGGGAGATATGGATGAGAATGGGAAACCTATCAGCATGGACAAAGGCCGGCTTTATCAGAAGTGGGTGCGCAATGTCAAGAAGTACGGTTACAACTTTGAGCACCGCATCTTAAATGCTGCCGACTTCGGTGCCTACACCACAAGAAAACGCTTCTTCGGCATCTTTGCTAAAAAGAACTTGCCGATAGTATTCCCAGAACCGACCCACTGTAAAGGTGGTAGGCAAGATATGTTCTCGCGGCTGGAGAAGTGGAAGCCGGTAAAAGATGTGCTTGATTTCTCTGATGAAGGAACTACCATCTTCAGGGAAAAGCCTCTTGCAGAGAAAACGCTTGAACGTATCTATGCTGGACTTATCAAGTTTGTAGCCGGAGGAAAGGATGCCTTCCTCGTAAAGTATAATTCTATGAGCCGTACAGGGAAATATAACGCTCCTGGGATTGACGAACCATGTCCGGTGGTAGCCACGCAAGGCAGACTTGGAGTAGCGCAAGTTTGTTTCCTCTCTAAGCAGTTTAGCGGACACCCCGACAGCAAGAACGTATCAGTGGAAGAACCGGCTGGAGCAATCACTTGTAAAGACCACCACGTTTTTGTATCGGCTTACTATGGGAACGGGCATAATCATTCGGTGGAACTTCCTGCACCTACGGTCACAACGAAGGACAGGATGGCTTTAATTGAAAGCCGATTTATGTGTTCTTATAACTTTAAGGATACAGGAAAGGATATTAATCAGCCTTGTCCTACACTTCTGACTAAAGACAGACTTTCCCTTGTATCTCCATTTTTTATGAATCAATATTCTGGAGGTGGTCAGGTGTCTGATATAAACTCGCCATGCCCCGCTGTTACCACAACACCGAAACAAAACTTGGTAACATGCCAGCCGTGGATAATGAATACTGCATTCTCAAATGTAGGTAGCAGTATAGAGGAACCCTCCCAGACCATTACCGCAAACAGGAAATGGCACTATCTGATGAATCCACAGTTCAACAGTGCTGGCGGCTCTGTTGATAGCCCCTGCTTCACATTAATAGCCCGCATGGATAAGATGCCGCCCTATCTGGTAGCAACAGAAAGCGGTCAGGTAGCGATTGAAATCTACGACAATGATAGTCCTATGACCGTGAAGATAAAGGAGTTCATGGCACTGTATGGCATAGTGGATATTAAAATGCGGATGCTTCGCATTCCGGAACTCAAAAAGATTATGGGATTCCCTGAAGATTATGTTTTAATAGGCACACAAGCTGACCAAAAGAAATTTATCGGGAATGCGGTGGAGGTTACACAAGCGAGAAAAAATACTGAAGCACTTTGCAAAGTATTGAGAAAGTTGAGATTGAAGAAATCAAAAGAAATAGCTTAATGGAAAATGGAAAACTTATATTAGATGCCTGTTGTGGCAGTAGAATGTTTTGGTTTGACAAATATAATCCTCTTGCCTTATTTGTTGACAAACGTTCGGAAACACTTACGGCCAAGGACAGGGGTAAGACAAGAATCATAGAAATAAAGCCGGATGTAATAGCCGATTTCACCAACCTTCCATTTGAAGACAATTCTTTCTACATGGTGGTGTTCGACCCACCGCACCTGAAAACACTTGGTGCAACCTCATGGATGGCTAAAAAGTACGGAAAACTGCCGAAAGACTGGCAGTCACTCATACACGATGGATTTACTGAGTGTATGCGCGTCTTGAAGCCTTACGGCACTCTTGTATTCAAATGGAATGAAAGTGAGATTAAATCCTCGGAAGTTTTGTCTGCCATCCCGTTTAAACCTCTATTTGGGCATACCACTGGAAGACAGAGCAAGACAATATGGATGTGTTTTATGAAACTGCCAATTAATTCATAACGATATAGAAAGGAGGTAAACCGAGCCTCTGAAAATCGGTAGTTGTTCTTTGACGTATTGGATTTACCGATTAATTTTTTAGTTAAAATGTGACTTTATGGTTAATAATGTGCATAATCTTGGAAACAAAACATTTAATTTACTGTTTTATTTTTATATTTGCATTATAATTTAAATATGGAGGTAATATGTGCATATTAAAAGAAGTGGGACGTTTTATTAAAAATGGAGCTTCTACATTTCGTGATGCCTCTCAAGGGCATTATAAGCAGAACTCCGAAGCTATTTCTGAAATTAGGAAAGAAATTCTAGAAAAAGACAGAAATAGGAATGATGATAAGAGAAATCTTATGGAAGACAGAAAAAATATTGAAGGGGATGTACGCAGATCTTTCAATGAAATTGCATTAAAAAATGGGTAAACAAGAACTAAAACAGCGAGAAACACAAGTTGCAACAGGCGATGGAGTTGGAAAACAATTAGAGCAGACTTTTACTGTTGATGACAATTGCCTACCTTCACCTCAAGAATTAGCTGCATATAAGAGTATTGATCCTAGAATTGTCGATTATCTTATTAATGCCTCTGTAAAAGAGCAAGCGCACCGACATAAAATGGATAGCAATAAATTGAATCTGATTAGAAAAGCTGATAGAAGAGATGGAAGAATGAATTGGTGGGGAATGTTTTTCGCATTTCTAGCTATAGTTGTAATGATAGTTCTTGCTGGTTATGCTCTTTATTTAGACAAACCTTGGTTTGCTGGGATTATGGGTGCTAGTACACTTGTATCCGTAGCATCTATTTTTATTAAAAGTAATGATAATAAAAGCAAACCATATGGTAATACCAAGAAATAATTAAAATTATTAAGACTAAAGTTAGGCGGTAAATTCAATTCTACCGCCTTTTTTGTGCCTGGGCGGATAGTTCAGGCATTTTTTATTTTAATCATAACGATATAGAAAGGAATAAAATGATAATAGCATGGTTTAGTTGCGGTGTTACATCCGCAGTTGCTTGTAAGATAGCATTGAGCTTGTATAACGATGTACAACTCTATTATATCGAAACTGGTTCCGGGCATCCAGATAATGCCCGATTTATCTCAGATTGCGAGAGATGGTACGGGCGGCCAATTCATACCATTCGCAGCGATAAGTATCTTAACGTAGAGGATGTGTTGGCTAAGAAAAGATTTATTAATGGTCCTACTGGTGCAGCTTGCACATTCGAATTAAAGAAACAAGTCCGTTACAAGCTGGAAAAAGAGTTGGGAAATTGGGACGGTCAAGTCTGGGGATTCGACTTTGACCCGAAAGAAATAAACCGTGCTGTCCGCTTTAAACAGCAATATCCTGATACAAAGCCGTTGTTCCCACTTATCGAGCGACAGATAACCAAAAAGGATGCAATGGGAATGCTTTGGAAGGCCGGCATTGAAATCCCAGCCATGTACAAGATGGGCTATAATAACAATAATTGTATCAGTTGCGTGAAAGGTGGCATGGGCTATTGGAATAAGATACGGAAGGACTTTCCGGAAGTATTTGCTCGAATGGCTGAGATTGAGCGTGATGTTGGAGCTACCTGCTTGAAAGATAAAGACGGGTGCATCTTCTTGGATGAACTACCAACGTGGCGGGGAGACCCAGTAGAAGAGATTATACCGGATTGCTCTCTTATATGCCAAATAGAATTTCAAGAATTACTTGATCGGCAGGTAGAACGAGTATTGAAAGGAGAAATTAGTATTAATGATGTAGTCTGAAAAGCTCAAAACGATATAGAAATGAATGATGGAGTTTATTTTGACCAAAATGGTAACGAGGTAATCGTAATCAATGGATTTGAATACTCACGAGAAGAATTTGATTCCCTTGTGGATATGTGTGGAGATTGCAATATGTAATAACAAAAGAAAGAAATGAGTAAAACAACAATTTATTATCTATTCCTAATAGCAATGTATATGCTGCTAGGATAGATGGAAAGGAGAAATATGGATAAAGATAAATTCAACAAAGCAATAGAAATCAACAATAAAATAGAGGAATACAAAGATCATAAGATGGCACTTGAAAATTCTAACATAAAATATGGTGGTGGATTGATATTTACATACAACAGAATGCACAATGATGTACCATTAAAGGAAGAAATTTTTGGTAAGAATTTCCTTCAGTGCTATATGTATGCTTTGGATAGTAAGATAAAAGAATTACAAAAAGAGTTTGACGAATTATGAAAAAAGATATGAAACAGACAGTAGAAGAAGCGGCAAGAGAGCACCAAACGCATTTTGAAATATGTGATGCCGAAGGTACAATAAATGGATTTATTAATGGAGTGCATAAACAGATTTATGAATCTTTTATTTCTGGTGCCGAATGGCAGTCAAAGCAATCACCGTGGATAAGCGTTAAGGAACGGTTGCCGGAAAATAACACAGTGGTTCTAACAAGAGGGGCTTATGGCTTCCTTATTTGCCAGCTTTCAACTTTGGGCGAATGGGAGACGGGAGCAAACGTGAATGAAGAAAGATTAGGTATAACCCATTGGATGTCCATCCCTTCTTTTGACGAGATACTCGAAGCCAACAGAGATGTACTTGAACGGATTAAAGATTAAGGAGATTAATATGGCAATAAAGGTTACTAAAGAAGCTAATAAGAAAAAACCGATTTACTTCCAGCGTTGTGACATATGTGGCTGTGAATTTGAATTTGAGAAATCGGATATACACAGTGAGTTTTTTGACCAGAGAGAAGGATATAATATAATATTTATTCCATGCCCTTCTTGTAGTAGTATTACTGGAGTTAAAGAAAAGATAATACGTTATGAGTAAAGTAATTGCTGGATATTATAACTCTGATGAACGTTTTATTAATCGTGGTAAAGTAACTGATATTAAGATAGATAAGGAGGAATAACTATGGGATTTACAACACCGTGTTTCATACGCAAGAGTACCTATAAACTTAGAAAGAAATTAGATGAGTTAGGATATAGATTGTTTGGGGCGGAACTTAACGAAGATTTATGTATTTTCACCTCGCCCGAATGTGGACTATATAATATTGAGTTTTTTAACAACATTCCACATCCTGACGAAACCGATAGTGTTGATTGCGGAACGAATGAGGAACTTTTTCTGGCTATAGCTGCATTAAAGGATAATACAGACAACAATCAATTATTCACTAATGGTAAGGGCGATTGGGGTATATACCGGGATGGCTCTGATGGAGGTTTATCTGGAATGGATTTCTATGGGATGCCTAATGATTTTAACTTACCATATTATCACAAGGCTACCGTAGACGAACTGATTGAACACTTTAAAGGAAAGGAGAACCAACCATGACCGAAGAACTTGTAACGTTGGAAACAGCGGAGCTGCTGAAAGAGAAAGGATTCAATGAAAGAAAATATATTATGGATGTTTCTACTTTACCCTATTGTTATAGATATTTATCTGTTCCTCCGCAATCCATTGCCCAGAAGTGGCTACGTGAAACCAAGAACCTGCATATCGAAATATCCTATATGTATGAAAACTATTGGACGTATGATATACTGACAATTCCGAAACATGACTTGATAGGATTGTCTGACAGACCTATTATCCGTTATAATACCTACGAGGAAGCACTTGAAGCAGGATTACAGGAAGCATTAAAACTTATATGATTATGGAAAATATTAATTTGAACGAACTACGGGATCGTGCTTATAAGACAGCATGTGAGCATGGTTTTCACAATAAAGAACTGAGTAACGAACACTGCCTTTGCCTTGTCATTTCCGAGCTTATGGAAGCTGTGGAAGCAGATAGAAAGGGAAGATTAGGAAAGAAATGTAAATCACGTTTTGAAATGGACTATAATCGCTATCCTGCATTAGTGGAAGAAGAAAAGCGATTTAAGTGTTCCTTTGAAAAGAATCTAAAAGATACACTTCCGGATGAACTGACAGATGCTGTTATTCGCTTGCTTGACCTTGCAGGACTTCGAGGGATAAGCCTTGAACTTGCCAACGGAAATATTGATGACTGTATTGAAGATATGGCAGAAGCCTGTAAAGACGAAACTTTTACCGAATCAATCTATTCCATCTCTACACTTCCTGTTAGATATGACGGAATATTTGATTTTTCTATTACTGTGAATGATATGATACTGTTAATTTTTGGGCTTGCCAAACATCTTGACATAGATTTGCTCTGGCATATCGAGCAGAAGATGAGATACAATGAACTAAGACCTTATGTTTAATGGAAAAAGATATTGATTATGAAAACAATTTTATTTACAATTATATTCATAATAGCTATTTTATGAGTTGGAGATCTCACAATTACATTTAAACCGTTTTCCATCTCGCTCCCTAGCTGGCATAAGGCTTTAGGCATTATCCTGTTTATGTTGGCAATGGCGGTATATAACATTGGAGAATACGCTAAAGGGTATAAGCATGGTTTCGATGATGGGATAAAGAATGTGTTGAAATACTTAAAAAGAAATGCACTTAATGGGAAATATAGCTCTATGAAAGCTCCCAATCAGACTTTATACCAAATTTGCGTGGCTTTCCAGCATTCTTGGCTTATTGAAAATCGTATTTGAAGCCCCCTAAATCTTTACTTTAGCGGTAGTTCACAATTTTGTGATAAGAAAAATAGAATAGTTAGTGGTGATTCTTTGGAGTTGTCGCTAATTTTTTTAAAGAAAATTATTCGCAAAAATGCGAATGAATAAAATTAAAATGCTATCTTTGCATTAAAGAAACAAATGAGATGGTAGTAACGTTTGATAAAGAGTATCTGAAAGAATTGTATGAGTTTGGAAAGGCGAATGATAAAAAGCATCGTTTTCAACCTGATATCGTACGTAGATATAAACGTTGTATAGATATAATAATCAGTGTCCCTGATGTAACTTCACTTTGTAAATACAATGGGCTGAGTTTTGAAAAATTATTAGGGGACAAAAAGGACTTTTGCTCTGTTAGAGTAAACAATCAATATCGTATTGAATTTACAACCACAGAGGTGCAAGGTGAAGTAGTGACTACCATCTGTAATATAATTGAATTGTCTAACCATTATAAATAGAAAGTTATGATTAAAATAGATGGCGTAGACCCTAAAATGATAGCTAATAACTTAATTCCTTTTGAACCGACACACCCGGGAGAAGTATTAAAAGATGAAATTGAATTTAGGGGTATTTCTCAAAAGAAACTTGCTAAAGAGATGGGTGTGTCTTATACTGTATTAAATGAAATTCTGAATGCAAAGCGTTCACTAAATACAAAATATGCTATGCTCCTAGAAGCCGCGTTAGATTTAGATGCGGAACCTTTGCTCAAAATGCAAACATCTTATAATTTGCAAATGGCAAAAAAAGACAACAGGTTTATGGAGAGAATTAATAAGGTGCGTAAGATTGCAGCGTTATTATGATTGATGTTAGAGAATTAAGGATTGGTAATTATGTACACCTTTTTAAGAGTTTTATTATAATTTAGGCGTGATTCCATTTGGTTTCACGCCTTTTTGTACCATTCTCTAAAGTTTTTTCAAATACTTTACAGTAACTTTCTAAAGTTTACTTATATTTCTTCATCTCCGGCAAATGTTTCCTTATGTCACTAATACGTGTTGCGTCACTCGGATGCGTACTCATGATCTCTGGCACTGAACCCGATCCGCCCGCCGACATCTTCTGCCAGAATGTGACGGCCACATTCGGATTATAACCAGCCATCGTCATAAGAATAAGCCCCATATAGTCAGCCTCGGTTTCATGTTTGCGTGAGAATGGAAGCATCACACCGTATTGTGCCCCAAGACCATAGACTATATTCCCGGCTTTCTGTATGGCGGCGGATTTTCCACTGAGAGCCTCCCCCAAAATTTTCGCTCCGTATTGTGCAACCAGCTGCTGACTCATACGCTCATTGCTATGCTTGGCCACAGCGTGCGCCACTTCATGTCCGATAACTACAGCCAGTTCGTCATCAGAGGAAACCAGATTCATCAGTCCCTCATACACAACGATTTTGCCTCCCGGCATACAGAAAGCGTTCACCTGATTATCCTTAACCAGATTGAATTCCCATGAGAAGTTCCTCACCTCACCGGACATTCCATTATTTTCCAATAATCATAAAGACATATATAAAATGAAAACAAGTTCCAAATAAATATAGATAAATCATCTATATATCAA